GGATCATACAGCGGTAAGAAAAAATCTACTAATAAACTTTCAAAGTGGAGCAAGCAAAAATGGAAAACCAAGTCGGGAAAACCATCTGGCAAAACGGGAGAAAGATATTTACCGGAGAAAGCAATCAAGTCCCTGTCGTCAAAGGAATATGCAGCGACCACCAAAGCAAAGAGAAAAGGGACTGCTGCCGGGAAGCAGTTCGTGAAGCAGCCCAAAAAGATAGCAGCTAAAACAAAAAGGTTTAGAACGTAATGGCAGTATCAGGAACATATGACTTTAACCTTGACATAGACGAGGTTATACAAGAAGCGATGGAGATGATCGGGGGTGAAGATACTCTTGGTCACGAACCTGCTTCTGCACGTCGATCTATAAATTTAATGTTGCGAGATTGGCAAAACCGTGGTATACTATTATGGACTACAAGTGTATCATCTCTTACTGTGACTGCAAGCACTACTTCTTATGATCTATCTTCTTCTACTATAGATGCTCTTGAAGTTGTGCTTAACAGAGATAGCACAGATATTAAACTAGAACGAATAACACCTGAAGAGTTTTTGCTTATTCCTAATAAAACACAAACTGGAAGATCATCGCAGTATTCTATCAGAAGAGGCAGGGACAATCCTGTTATGTCTGTATGGCCTATTCCTGAGAACTCCACAGATGTTTTAAAGATTGAAGTATTCAGTGAACTTACAGATGTAAATAAATCAGCAGATCAGAATGCTGATGTTCCTAAAAGATTTTTACCCTGCCTTACTGCTGGACTATCTTATTATATGTCAATGAAAAGATTTGGTGTAGATGCTGGTCGTATACAAATGCTAAAGGCAAACTATGAAGAGTGTCTTGCCAGAGCAATGCAGGAAGATAGAGAAAGAGCTTCGATGCGTGTTGTGCCAAGACTAAGGTATATCTAATGGCAAGCACTAAAAACGCACTGGCTATGTGCGATGTATGTGGGTTTGTATATCCACATCGTAATATGAGAATGAACAGTTATGGGATGCTGGTATGTCCCGAAGACTTTGAAGGACAGTTTGATTTGAAGAACCATCCTCAAAATCATGTGCCTGATGTAAGGGATAATCCAGCTATTCTTAATCCTCGTCCAGATACAGGTGGACGTAATATTACATGGAGTCAGGCCAGTACCGCATGGGGATCAACAGATAAGTATTGGAATCTAATATGAGCGATTTAACAAGCCAACTAATATCAAATACATATAAACAGATTATACTTGTTAGTTCTTCAACTAGCAATACTGGTGTAGATACTTCTCTGAAAGCAGTTCAGACAGGTGATGGTGTTAACACTGCTTTGAAGGTAGCTACCAATGCAGTACAGATCACTGGTGCATTAGGTGTTGGTGGTGCTGTATCTTTGGATGGAAGTCTTCATGTAGATGACAAAGTATGTGCAAGTTCTTTTTATGGCGATGGCTCAAATCTTAGCGGTGTAACTGCAACAATTGCTGGCAACATATCAGTAAGCAATGCCACAGTAGGTAGCAATCTCTATGTAGGCGGCACTGCCACAGTTGTCGGTGCTGCACACCTACAGTCAAGTTTATCAGTTGCAGGGGCTGCACAGTTTGCCAGCACAGTTACTATGGTTGGTGCAGCACAGTTCCAAAGCACTGTAACTGCTGTTGGTGCAGCTACTTTTAAATCTACAGTTACAGTAGAAAATGTAGCGGCTCTGAAGAATAACGTAACAGTTGGTGGTACATTTAATGTAGCTGGCGCTGCCGGATTTACTTCCAAGTCCACCTTTAGCAATGATGTATCAGTCAGTGGTCGCCTTGATGTAGCAACATCAGCTTGTATTGGTGGAGTGCTTGATGTTGAAGGTGTAGCTAACTTTGCAACTGATGTATCAGTTAGTGGTAATGTAAATGTTGTTGGTAATGTAACTGCTACAGCTTTCTATGGTGATGGTTCTAATCTTACAAATGTAAAAGCTGAAATTGGTACTGCTACAAACATCTCTGTATCAGGATTTATACATGCTGGTGGTAGCGTATCAGTTAGTGGGTCTTTCAATGTTGTAGGTGCGGCCACGTTTAAAAGCAATGTTTCCGTAAGCGGCGATTCAAACTTTACGGGAACTGTTACAGTTGGGGGTGCGGTGAGCCTTGCCTCTAGCCTTAGTGTAGGTGGTGCAGCAAATTTCCTTAGTACAGTTACTATTGCTGGCGCTAACGTCCAAGCCGCTAATGCAAGAGTATGTGCTTCTGCATATTATGGAGATGGTTCTAATCTTACAGGTGTAACAACATCTATTGAAGGAGACATTTCTGTTAATAATGCTACAATTGGTGGTAATTTATATGTAGGCGGAACTGTAACTGCTGTAGGTGCAGCAATATTTAACAGCACTGTAACAGTAGTAGGTGCAGCACACCTTCAAAGTACAGTGTCAGTAGGCGGAGCAGCTAACTTTGGTTCAACAGTAACAGTTGTTGGCGCAGTTAGCCTTGCATCAACTCTCAGTGTAGGAGGTGCTGCCAACTTTGCCAGTACAGTTACAGTAGTAGGTGCAACACATCTACAAAGTACAGTTTCAGTAAATGGCAATGCTGTTCTTGGGGGAACACTTAGGGTTGCTGGAGCAACTTCTCTTGAGGGTGCCGTTGATCTAAACAGTACACTTACCGTTGCGGGAGCAGTATCACTTGCTTCAACATTAAGTGTTGGAGGTGCCACACATCTTGCTTCAACAGTAACAGTAGCAGGGGCTGCAATATTTGAAGATAGTGTATCTGTAAGCGGCAATCTGGATGTGTTGGGTAATGTCTCGGTTGGTGGAACACTCTTTGCTGCTGGAGGAATTACTTATGATGGAAATGTTTCTGTTAGCGGTAATTTGGCCGTTGGTGGCAATACATCTATTGGTGGCACTCTTAGCGTTACAGGTGCGGTATCTCTTGCATCTACTCTAAGTGTAGGTGGGGCAACCAATTTAGGAAGTACAGTTACGGTAGTAGGTGCTGGTACGTTTAAAGATAGTGTATCAGTATCAGGTAATGTTAATATAGGCGGAACTGTAACAGTTGCTGGTGCAGTATCCCTTGCTTCTACACTATCAGTTGGAGGTGCTACAAACTTTGCCAGCACAGTTACCGTAGAGGGTGCTGCTCATTTACAGAGTACAGTATCTGTTGGGGGTGCAGCAGTATTTGCTGATACAGTTACAATAGTTGGAGCAGCACATCTTCAAAGCACAGCCTCAATAGCAGGTAACACTGTGCTTGGTGGCACTCTCAGGGTTGCTGGAGCAACATCACTAGAGGGTGCAGTTGATCTTAATAGTACACTTACTGTGGCAGGAGCAGTATCACTTGCTTCGACTCTAAGTGTAGGTGGAGCAGCAAACTTTGCCAGCACAGTTACAGTAGTAGGTGCTGCTCATCTTCAGAGTACAGCTTCAATAGCAGGTGCAGCAGTATTTGGCAGTACTGTAACTGTAGTAGGTGTTGGTACGTTTAAGAGTAATGTCTCTGTAAGTGGCGATCTTGATATAGCTGGTAATGTATCAGTAGCTGGTACACTGTTTGCTGCTGGAGGAATAACTTACGATGGAGATGTTTCTGTTAGTGGTAATTTAGCTGTTGGTGGCAATACATCTATTGGTGGCACTCTTAGTGTTACAGGCGCAGTGTCACTTGCATCAACACTATCAGTTGGCGGTGTTACTAATTTTCTTAGCACAGTAACAGTTGCAGGTAATACAAGACTTGGAGCAATAGTTACTATTGTAGGAGCGGCACATCTTCAAAGCACTGTCTCAGTAGGTGGGGCGGCAAACTTTGCCAGTACCGTAACTGTTGAGGGTGCTACCCATCTTCAAAGCACTGCATCAGTGGCTGGTAATACTGTACTTGGAGGTACACTAAGAGTTGCTGGAGCAACTTCTCTTGAAGGTGCAGTTGATCTTAACAGTACACTTACTGTGGCAGGGGCGGTAAGCCTTGCGTCTACTCTTAGTGTGGGAGGTGCTTCTAACTTTGCCTCCACTGTAACAGTCGTTGGTGCAGGTACATTTAAAAGTAATGTATCTGTTTCGGGTAATATGGACATAGCTGGCAATGTATCAGTTGGAGGGACACTCTTTGCTGCTGGTGGAATTACATATGATGGAGATGTGTCTGTCAGTGGAAACTTAGCTGTTGGTGGCAATACATCAATAGGCGGAACCCTTAGTGTCACAGGTGCAGTTTCACTTGCATCTACATTATCGGTTGGAGGTGTTTCTAATTTTCTTAGTACGGTAACAGTTGCAGGTAATACAAGACTTGGAGCAATAGTTACTGTTGTAGGAGCGGCACATCTTCAGAGTACAGTATCTGTTGGGGGCGCAGCAACATTTGCATCTACTGTTACAGTAGTTGGTGCTGCTCATCTCCAAAGTACAGCTTCAATAGCAGGTAATACTATAGTTGGAGGTACACTAAGAGTTGCTGGAGCAACCTCTCTTGAGGGTGCTGTTGATCTTAACAGTACGCTTACTGTTGCTGGTGCAGTATCACTTGCTTCTACTCTAAGTGTAGGTGGAGCAGCAAACTTTGCATCTACTGTAACAGTAGTCGATGCTGCTCATTTACAAAGTACAGTATCTGTTGGAGGTGCAGCAACATTTGCATCTACTGTTACAGTAGTTGGTGCTGCTCATCTCCAAAGTACAGCTTCAATAGCAGGTAATACTATAGTTGGAGGTACACTAAGAGTTGCTGGAGCAACCTCCCTTGAAGGTGCAGTTGATCTCAACAGTACGCTTACTGTAGCTGGCGCAGTAAGTCTTGCTTCTACACTATCAGTAGGTGGAGCGGCAAACTTTTTAAGTACAGTTACTATTGCTGGTACAAATATTCAAGCTATTAATGCAAGAGTATGTGCTTCTTCTTACTATGGAGATGGGTCTAATCTTACAGGTGTAACGACATCTATTGAAGGAGATATTTCTGTTAACAATGCTACAGTAGGTGGCAATCTACATGTAGGTGGAACTGTAACTGCTGTAGGTGCGGCAGTATTTGGCAGTACTGTAACTGTAGTAGGCGCAGCACATCTTCAAAGTACAGTATCTGTTGGAGGTGCAGCAACATTTGCATCTACAGTTACTGTTGTTGGTGCTGCTCATCTCCAAAGTACAGCTTCAATAGCAGGTAACACTGTAGTTGGAGGTACATTAAGAGTTGCAGGAGCAACCTCCCTTGAAGGTGCAGTTGACCTTAACAGTACACTTACTGTAGCTGGTGCAACACATCTTCAAAGCACAGTATCGATAGGCGGAGCCGCAGTATTTGGCAGCACTGTTACAGTAGTTGGTGCTGCTCATCTTCAAAGTACAGCTTCAATAGCAGGTAACACTGTGCTTGGAGGTACATTAAGAGTTGCAGGAGCAACATCACTGGAGGGTGCAGTTGATCTTAATAGCACACTTACCGTTGCAGGAGCAGTAAGTCTTGCTTCTACTTTATCAGTAGGTGGAGCAGCAAACTTTCTTAGCACTGTAACTATAACTGGCACAAATGTACAGGCAACCAATGCACGAGTATGTGCCAGTGCTTACTATGGAGATGGCAGTAATCTCACAGGCATAAGCTCCGACATAAGTGGAAATATCTCTGTTAGTAATGTTCTGGCTGGAGGTACGCTCAGAGTTGTGGGGGCAACATCACTGGAGGGTGCAGTTGACCTTAACAGTACACTTACCGTTGCGGGAGCAGTATCGCTTGCTTCTACTTTAAGTGTAGGTGGTGCTGCAAACTTCCTCAGTACAGTAACCATAGCTGGTACAAATGTACAGGCTGTTAATGCAAGAGTATGTGCTTCTGCTTACTACGGAGATGGTAGTAATATTACGGGTATATCTGCTGATGTAGGTGGTAACATTTCTGTTAGTAATGTTTTAGCAGGGGGTACTTTAAGAGTTGTGGGGGCAACATCACTGGAGGGTGCAGTTGATCTTAACAGTACACTTAGTGTGGCAGGTGCAACACATCTTCAAAGCACAGTCTCAGTAAATGGTGCAGCAGTATTTGGAAGTACCGTAACAGTAGTTGGTGCCGTACACCTTCAAAGCACAGTATCAGTAAATGGAGCAGCAAGACTATCTACTATTGAATTGGGTGCTGCATCAGATACTACTCTTAGCAGAGCAAGTGCTGGTGATGTAAATATTGAAGGCAATATTATTTATCGTGCTGGAGGTACAGATGTTCCGGTAGCAGATGGTGGTACAGGAGCTAGTACCCTTACTGCAAATGGTATTCTTTTTGGAAACGGCACATCAGCTATTGGAGCAACGGCTGTTGGTTCAGATGGACAAGTACTAACATCAAATGGTGCTGGTTCTGCTCCTACGTTCCAAGCTGCTAGTGGTGGTGCTACTGATATCGATGGCCTGTCTGATGCCCTAACAAACTCATCTGGTTCAACACTTGGTCTTGGAACAGGTGCATTAGCCGCTGATGATGGAAGTACTAATTACAATACTGCTGTTGGCAACAATGCTCTTAATGATATGACCAGCGGAAATAATAGTGTTGCTTTTGGTTACTATGCCGGAGGTATGGCAACTACTGGAATATGGAATACTTATATAGGTACTCGTTCAGGAAGTGGGTATTCCGACCCTTCAACTGCTAGTTACAATATGGCTTCAGGAGGACAAGCATTAGGTCGGGTAACTACTGGAGGTAATAATACTGCTGTTGGTTACTATAGTAGTCAGCAACTGACCACTGGTACAGAGAATACCACTCTCGGCCATCAGGCTGGTCTAGGTATAATAGCTCAGAATTACTGTGTCGCTATTGGCAAAGATTCTATGAACAACAATGACGGTGATTACAATACTGCTGTTGGTTACGGTGCAGGTTACACTGCCGGTGCTGGTAACAATACTATGTTAGGGAGAGCAGCAGTAGCTAGTTCTTCGTCTGCTACTAATGAAATTACTCTTGGTAACGGTAGTGTAACCCGATTTAGAATCCCCGGCCTTTCGCTAGATCACACGGCGACACAACTCTCCATCGCCGTGCGCACCGGCATCGGCACGTCGGCTCCAAACTCATCGACGAAATTACACGTTATCGGCAGTTCAACGGATGCTGATTCCGCACTTGATCTCCAGAAAGGGAGTGGAGCCACCACCACATCGCAGGTGTTTGTGCGGTTCTTTGTCCCGGCAGGTTCGGGCAGCATCACGGCAAATGGCGCATCGGCGGCTACTTTCACGGCGTATTCAGATCGTCGCTTGAAGGAAAACATCGAACCGCTGCCGCCCCAACTTGAAAATATCATGGCGTTGAAGCCCAGCGAGTTCGATTTTAAAGAAGGTAGCGGTTACAGCGGACATCAAATCGGATTCATCGCACAGGAATTTCAGGAAGTTTATCCTGATGCTGTGATCCCCGGCGACGACGGCATGTTACAGATCGCAGGTTGGAGCAAGCAGGAAGCTCGCTTAGTCTCGGCGTTACAAGGTGCCGTCGAGAAAATTAACCAGCTAGAAGAGCGCATTGCTGCGCTGGAAGGAAAATAAAATGGCAGCAACATGGAAAATCGTGGCCTGTGATCGCACAGTATCGCTGGGCGGAAAGGCGGACGTTATCACAACTGTCCATTGGGACGTGACTGACAAAGAGACGGTGGATGGCGTAGACCACTATGGTCGCCGGTTTGGCTCTGTAGGCATCGACACCGACGATCTATCCAGCTTCACTGCATATGCCGATGTGACAGAGGACAACGCAATTGCATGGGCAAAGGAAGCATTGGGGTCTGACGAGGTTACTCGGCTTGAGGAGGAAGTGGCTGCTCAGATTACGCTGTCTAAAACGCCAACGCATGGGACGGGAGTCCCTTGGTAAATAGATAGTATGTTTTATTATTTATCTGTAATAGGAATGTTATTGTTATCCTCTGATCAAGGTGTCATAGAAAGGTCTATTACAGGTAGTTTTAATAACTTAGAAGCGTGTCAGGCGTATAAAAAACATATTGAAAATATAATCGAACAAGCACCGTCTGCAACAATATTTAAGTCTGAGTGCAGAGAAAAAGATAAAGAAAAAGGAAAGGCAGCATAATGGCAAGTACATATACAACAAATCTCCGTCTGACAAAACAGGGAGATGGAGAGAACCCAAACAGTTGGGGAGCTATTCTTAATGATGGAGTTATCAGTCTTGTTGATGATGCCATTGCAGGGTACACTACTGTATCTCTTGGCAGTGCTGCAACTGTAACTTTAACTAATGTTCAGGGTGCTGGTGATCAGGCCAGATCAGCAATTGTTGAATTTAAGGGAACTGTGGGTGGAGTGTATGATGACATTGTTGTTCTTGTCCCTAATAATTCTAAATCTTACATAGTTAAAAACTCGGTATCCTATAACGATTCTACAGATAGTGTTATTCTCAGAGTTGCTGGTAATGCTGGTGTTACTATTGAACCAGCAAATACCGCTCTTTATGTTACTAATGGTACTACAGTTCTTCCTGTTTCTAATAATACATTTACTAATATTGTAGCAACAAGCATAGCAACCTCAACTCTTCATGCAACAAGCATATCAGCCACACATCTTGTTGCAACCTCAATAAAAACAACTGATTTAACAGTATCAGTATCTGCTATGTTTGTTGATAATGCCAAAGCTAATTTTGGCACAGGCAGCGATCTTCAAGTTTATCATACTGGATCACATAGTTATGTTCAGGAAACTGGTACTGGTAATTTGTATGTGGCTGGTTCTAATGTTGTTATTTCTAATGCAGCCACAACCGAAAACATGATCACTGCTGCTGAAAACGGTGCTGTTGGTATTTATTATGATAACGGAGTAAAACTTGCAACAACAAATACAGGCGTTCAAGTTACAGGTACTCTTCTTGCCACCACAGATACTG